TTATTAGTTGAAATTGAATTTTCTGTTGGTGGTTCCGAATATTTAATTCGTCGTGGTATTAAACCTACAGTGTTTGAAATTATCAAAGACGGACAATTATTAAATCAGGATTCTGCTGCTAGAGATTATCAGTCCTATCTTGAAACAAATATTCTTGGTATTAATTACAAGGCGTTCAATCAAATCATTGTATTGGGTAGCGCAACTTATGTTCCATTTATGGAGTTACCTGCGTATCAGCGGCGAGAGATCATTGAAGACCTTCTAGACATACAAGTATTCAGCACAATGGGATTGCTTGCCAAAGAACAAATCTCCGAGAATAAGTCTTTAATTAACGACAATGATCACCACATTTCCCTGGCAGAATCAAACTTATTATTAGTTGAGGATAATAATAAAAAGATTCTTGCTATCAAAGAAACTGAGGTTGAAAAGATTCGTCAACGTATGTCTGATATAATTAAAGAAGTTGAAGATAATCAAGAAAGAATTGCTGCGATTGAAAACGAAATAAAAGACTTATATGTTTTAATTGAAGATAAGAAATCTGTTCGAAGTAAACACGATAAAGCATCTTCTTTAAGGCAAGATCTTGAAATCAATCGACGCAACTTTGAAAAGGATTTGAGTTTCTATCACGATAATGATAATTGTCCTACCTGCCAACAAAATATCGAACACGACTTTAAAGAAAAAGTAATCAATGAGAAACAAACCAGGAAGGAAGAAATTGAAACTGGTCTTGTTGAAATCGGAAAAACGATTGAACAATATCAATCAAGACTTGATGAAATATCTGAAACGGAAGACCAAATTCAAAACAAAAATTTTGAGATTGGAGAAATCCGCGCGGAAATTAAAATGCACAAGAATGCATTAATTAGTCATAAGACCGAACTTGATAACGCTCAGCGAGAAGTTGATGAAGTCGACACTTCGACTGTTGAAGAATATACCAAGAAAGTCAAATTATTGAAAAATGAACGGGCAACATTATTAGATGAATATGAAGTACTTGGAGTTGTAAACACTATCCTTAAAGACGGCGGTATTAAGAGCAGAATTATTAAACAATATATACCTGTTATGAACAAGCTGATTAATAAGTATCTTGCTGCCTTTGATCTGTTTGTTGATTTTCAATTAGACGAAAACTTTGACGAAGTTATTAAATCAAGGTTTCGAGATACCTTTTCTTATTCTTCATTCTCTGAAGGAGAAAAATTGCGTATCACATTATCAATTATGTTAGCTTGGCGATCAGTTGCAAAATTGCGCAATTCAGTTTCAACCAATCTTTTGATTCTTGATGAAACTCTTGACGGCGCTCTTGATGGTCTAGGCATCGAACATTTAATTGAAACGTTGCACGGTTTAAATACAAACGATAACATTTTTGTTATCAGTCACAGAGGAGATCAGTTTGCTGAAAAATTCGCAGGACACATTAAATTTGAAAAAGTCAAAAACTTCAGCGAGATTGCTGCATAGTCTATTGACATCCTCCTTTAATTATGGTATAATGGCACCATGAATAACAAGCAAACATTTTATACGTCAGTCGAACGGTTCGGCAACAATATCCTTTGGCGAGGTTACAAGAATGGCCGGCCTTTTAATGAAAAGGTAAAGTTCAAACCTTCCTTGTATTACCATACACCAAAATCTACAAATGAATACCGTTCTCTGCTTGATAATCGAAACTTATCAAAGCATACGTTCGATTCAATGCGCGAAGCAAAAGAATTCATCGAACAATATGGAGACGTCGGTAACTTTAAAATATACGGTACCACCAATTACGTATCTCAATTCATTCAACATAATTATCCAGGCAACATTGAATTTGATCCTGATCTAATTAACATTGCTTCGTTTGATATTGAGGTTGACATCAGCGACGGATACGCCGATATCGAAACGGCTGATAAAGAAATTACGTCAATCGCGTATAAGTCCTCGAAGTCTAACACATATTACCTCCTTGGCCGTAAAGATTACGACAAAACAAAAACGATTACAAATATTGACCCTGAAGATATCAAATTCATTAAGTTTGATACCGAAGTACAATTACTTAGATATTTTGTTGATCTTTGGAAACAAGGCGGTTATCCTGATATCGTAACAGGATGGAACGTTGAATTTTTTGACATTTCATATATCGTTACTCGAATCCTTCGTCTTTGTGGCGAAACAAAAGCAAACGAATTGTCTCCTTGGCGGTCAATTCAAAAACAGGTTCGAGAGTTTTTCGGCAAACCGCAAACGACATACAAAATTAGCGGTGTTGCAGTCATCGACTATATGGACGCATTCAAAAAATTCGGATACAAATACGGTCCTCAAGAATCCTATAAACTTGATCACATTGCCCACGTGGTTCTTGGTGAAAAGAAATTGGATTATTCTGAATACGGTAACTTGACTGCATTATACGAACAAAATCCACAACTGTACCTTGATTATAACCTTAAAGATACGCAACTGATTCAAAGAATGGAAGATGAAACCGGTTTGTTATCTTTGGTTATGACTGTTGCTTATGGCGGTGGTGTAAATTATGGGGATGCCTTTGGTACGGTTGGTATATGGGAAACAACTATTTACCGTCGTCTTATTAAAGACAAAGTTGTTCCTCCGTTGAAAAAAGGTCCAGGTCAGCGGGCAGGCGAGTTGGTTGGTGGTTATGTTAAGGACCCACAGGTAGGTATGCATCCGTGGGTTGTTTCTTTTGATCTCAACTCTCTGTATCCCCATCTTATGCTTCAATATAATATGTCACCTGAAACATACGATCGCGATCGACGTGAATACGTTACTCAAGATTTGGTGTTAAAAGGCGAATATTTTAATAATGATCCTTCCGTTGCTGTAACTGCAAACGGCGTTTGCTTTCGTAAAGATAAGTTAGGTATTATTCCTGAAATCATTGATGAATATTACAATAACCGTTCTCAAATCAAAAAACAAATGTTAGCTGTTGAGCAACAACTTGAAAACGAAACGGATCCGCGTCAAAAAGCAATTTTGAAAAAAGAAGTTAACCAATTGCATAATTCGCAAATGGCAATTAAAATTTCGATGAATAGTCTTTATGGCGCAACTGCGAACATTTACTTCCTCTATTATATTAACGAAATGGCAGAGGCAATTACGACCTCAGGTCAGCTATCAATTCGATACGCTCAAAAATCTGTTAATGATTATCTAAACAAGTTACTCAAAACAGATGATAAAGATTATATCGTATATATTGACACTGATTCCATTTATGTTAATTTTGGCCCGCTCATCGAAGAGGTGTTTGGAACTACCGACATCGAACGCAAACAAGGTGAAGAGTTTCTTGACCAAATTTGCTCAACTAAAGTAGAGGCAGTAATTGAAAAAGGTTACGAGGACCTTGCAAAAAGAATGGGTGCCTATCGTCAAGCAATGTTTATGAAACGTGAAAAGATTACTGATAAGTCAATCTTTATTGCTAAAAAACGATATATACTCAACGCATTGAACAGCGAAGGCGTTCATTACGAAAAACCAAAAATATCTGTTACTGGATTGGAATCGGTCAGATCGTCGACTCCACAGGTCGTTCGTGATAAAATGAAAGAAGCCTTTGACGTTATTATGAAAGGCGATGAAACAGACACCCAAAAATTTATTTCGGATTTTAAATCTGAATTTATGCGATTGCCTGCTGAGGAAATTGCTAAGACATCAGGTACCGATAACATTGACAAGTATCGAGAACGCGGTAGTAGTCTTTACAAAAAAGGATGCCCTATGCATGTTCGAGGATGTATACTTTACAATGCCGAACTTGAAAAGAAAAAGTTAACAAAGAAATTTGAATCAATCAAATCAGGAGATAAGATTAAATTTTTATACCTCAAAGTCCCAAATCCCATTCGAGAGAATATGATATCGTTTCCTGGGGTATTGCCTAAAGAATTAAATCTTGACCAATACATTGATTACGAAAAACAATTCGATAAGGTATTTCTTACTCCTATCGATGCAATCCTTGAAGCAATAGGTTGGTCTGCAGAAAAGATTGATACTCTTGAAAGTTTTTTTAGTTGACATCATATAATAATTATGATACAACATTATATAATAATTATGATAAAATAAGAGGTGGAAAATGGTAACGGTTACATCTTATGAGACAGTTGAAAAAAATGTCCGCAATTGGGTATCAATTATGAAAGACCCATATTTTGATGGTTTTACTGGTTGGGGTCAAAAACAGAAACTATACCTACTGAAAGAATTGGTGGATGGTATTTTGGCTGACCCCGACCTCCCTCATTATAATGGGGAAGAAGAATGGTTAAAAGAAATGGAGATAACTTTATGAGTAAAAATTGGGTACAAGACATTCGAGATATGCACGATCATTTTGGAATGTCTGAAAAATTCGAAAAAATGGATCAAAGAACTAAAATGCAATTTTTATTGTTCAGAGAAAGATTTCTTAGAGAAGAAATGAGCGAGCTGCACGGTGCTATAGGAGCTTCAAATGGCGAACCACCTAATAAAGCTGAAATTGTAGATGCGTTGATTGATCTTTGTGTTGTTGCAATTGGAACACTTGATGCGTTTGGAATAGATGCCGACAAGGCGTGGAACCTCGTTCTTCAAGCAAATATGTTAAAAGAACCTGGAGTAAAAGAATCTAGACCAAATCCTTTTGGTCTGCCAGATCTTATTAAACCTGAAGGCTGGGTTGCTCCTGATCATTCTGACAACACTGGGAGATTGTAATGACAGATTTTAGAAGATCGATAATTGAAACGGCACGCCAATATTATACCGCTTCAATTTCAAGACACAGACTTAATGTTGAGGTTTTGATGCAAAACGGTGTTGGCGTTGCTGAACATCCTGATCTTATGGAAACCATTGATAACGAACTCGGAAAAATTGCAGAGTATCACGATAAACTTGAAATGTTAGTGCATTATTTCCCGGTTGGTGAATAAAACTATTGACATTCTTTTTCAAATATTGTAGAATAGCTGTATCATATAATGGAAAATTGTTATGGGTATTCGCGTAACAGAATCGGATAATTCAACATTAACTGAAGTTGCAACTAAGATGTACACTAAGGCATTGCCAAGTGTTATCGATAGTTTTCAAAATAACCCAAATCGAGAAAAGTTTACAACCGTCTTAGGTATGTACGGCGAAATTGTTGCATCTGAAATTTGCAACGCTGAAATTTCTAACAATCATGGTTACGATATGATTGTTAGAAAAACTACCTTTGTACCTATTGCCGGCATAGACGACGGCGGTCATTATCAGATTACGTTAAACGCTGGTGCACGTATTGAAGTAAAGACTCAATTTGCTTCTCAAGAAGATACTGTTCGGATGCAAGGTGTTGAAGGTAAACAAGGTCAATGTGATTATTTCTTTTTTAATGATTATAGCAATATCGATAGCCCAAGGCATTACTTAATTCCACACGATCAATTTTTCAAATCTGCATACATTAACGATTCAACAATTAAGTGGTATAAACCTCACGTTAACACATTTTACAAAAGCGGAAAACAAAAACCGTACCATGAAAATACTCTTTTAGTAAATTACTTCGAGGTGATTAGCGGTCACGTCGAAATAATCAATGAAACTTTTAATGATGATAAGGAGATAAACTCGATGGCAAATCGACGTGTAATGGAACTGACTGAAATCAACTCTGCTTATAAGCACGAACCAAACAAACTCGGTCTTGTTCCTTTTTCAGTACTTGACTCAGGTCAATTACAAATGGCTGCAAAAAATATTGTTTTGCGTAGTCGAAATACAAACGAAACCATTAAGTTAGGTGACGCAACTCCAATTTCAACAAAGCGCGTATTTGAAAATAATCGCAAACTCGCAAAGGTTGAATTGGATAAGACCTTCCCTGCGATGGTAAAAGGTTATTTCTTCAACAAGTTTAAGAAATTGCCAGTAGATCAGAATGCTTGGGTGGTCGAGTATACTGTATGATCTTAATTATTGAAGGTATGGATAATTGCGGCAAGTCTTATTTGATTAATGACTTGCGCAAGCAATACTTTAAGAGGCATCGAACGATTACACATCATTCATCCTCTCCTCCCACAAAATCCGCACCTGATATATGGGAACAAATGCATTACGATGATTTGTTCTCAACATTTAAGCAAATGGTCCAACACGAAGGTTACGACGTTCTGTTGGACCGTTTCCATCTCGGTGCAATTGTTTACGGTGCTAAATATCGTAATTCATCGCCCCACGCAATGAAAACAATTGACAGAAGACATCTTGAAAATTATGATCAAGCTGCCCTGTTATTGTTGACTGATACTAATGAAGGCATTATGTCTCGAGACGATGGCTTGAGTATCGAACAAAGCGCCGAAGAATATGACGATGTTCGTAGAAGGTTTACTGAAGCGTTTGAAGAATCATACGCAGTTAATAAACTTCACGTCAATATTACTGCTAACGGTGGTATTGACAAGACGCTATCAACTGTGATACAATGGCTAGATCAAATTGAATCTATAAAATTAGAGGCATCCTATTAATGCAAACTGTAAATGACATTCGCAAAAAGTTGATGATGAAGCGTATCGAAAACGATTACGTTACCGATAAGACCGGTGTCAAAACAATTGAGCTCGTTGGTGAATCGTTTATTGCTGATGAAGATTGGATTGTTCGCAAGCCCAACTTAGAATATGTTCAACGCGAACTCGAATGGTATCACAATATGTCATTGCGAGTTGATGATATTCCTGGTGAAACGCCACAAATTTGGAAAGACATTGCGTCTACTCGCGGTAAGATCAATTCAAATTATGGTTATCTGATTTGGCATGAAAATAACGGAGATCAATATCGTAATTGTTTGCGTGAACTCCGTGCTAATCCAGATAGCCGACGTGCTACTATGATCTATAACAGACCAAGTATGCACACCGATTATAACCAAGACGGTATGTCAGATTTTGTTTGTACATACGCAAATCAGTTTATGATTCGTGATAACAAACTTGTCTCACATTATATTATGCGATCTAATGACGCCGTCTTTGGTTATTGTAATGATGTTCATTGGGCCATGCATGTACATAAAATGCTGGCTTATGATCTTAACATAGAGAAAGGCGATCTGATTTGGACTGCTTCATCGTTTCATATATACGAACGCCACTTTAAATTTTTGGATAAATTAATTA